CATTCAGACTGTCGGAATATACCGAAGTAACTGGTGCAGATCTAACGGATGGAATACTAACTGTCAATTTAGAAGTGGTTCTACCAAAAGAAAAGCAGCCTCGTACAATTAACATAACATAATTTAACGAGGAAATCAATGACAACTTTAACAGCAACTTATGCATATACATGCAAAGTATGCGACGCAGTAGCGTCTTTCTTTAAAAAAACACTTAAAAGAATTCAATTTGGCTTGCAAATGTCAGCTAATAAACGTGTTGCACACGAATTGTGTTCTTTAGGTTTTCATCAAAATAAAGAATTTAAACAAATTCTTCAAGAGATGAATAATAAAGCCATAGAAGAATATTACGGTAAAAAGTAATGTGGCCTTATACTGACGAGGAAAACGACTACTTATCACATTAAAAAAAGAGGCGGGGTTTACCCGCCTTTTTTATTATAAATAGTAATTTAAAGGAGGCATGGTATGAATATAGATCAATTAAGAAAAGAACTTGAAGTTGATGAAGGAGTGAAATATGAAATATATAATGATCATCTTGGGTATCCTACTTTTGGGATTGGCCATCTGGTTATCGATACTGATCCAGAATATGGAGAAGAGGTTGGAACACCTGTCTCAGAAGATAGAGTTGCAGAAGCATTTGATAACGACGTTGAAACAGTCATCGACGACTGCAAAAAATTATACCCCGACTTTGATGAACTCCCAGAAGAATGCCAATTAATCATTGCGAACATGATGTTTAATATGGGTAGACCAAGGCTTAGTAAGTTCAAAGGTATGAAAGCTGGTGTAGATTCTCGAGATTGGAATAAAGCTGCAGATGAAATGATTGATTCTGCATGGTATAGACAAGTTCCAAATAGAGCTGGTAGATTAGTTAAAAGAATGAGAGCACTAGCCTAATGACAGACGATTTAGATTTTGATTTTGGTTTTACTGCTGTAGATGAGAACGAACTTGAAGCTGTTCAAAAGGCAGCAACACAGGCGGAAACTCTTGGAGCATCTGCGCTTAACACTCAAGAGAAAATAGATAAATTGTACAATGCAATCATTCCATTATTAACAAATTTAAAAAAGAATCCAGAGAAAGAATATATTCTCTGGCCAAACCGATTAGAAAAAGTAGAACAATTCGAGGATCATATTCAAAAAATTTATCGAAATTAATCCTTTACTTTTCTAGAAAATTGTGGTATAATAACTATAATGAAAAATTTTAAAACATTTTTACTTGAAGCTGAAGGAAAAGGATTAACAATCTTCGATATTGACGAAACTATGTTCATCACTAAAGCTCAAGTAAAAGTTGTTAAAGATGGAAAAGTCGTTAAAAAACTGAATAACCAAGAATTTAATACATATAAGAAAAAACCTGGTGAAGAATATGACTTCGGCGAATTTAAAAACGCCGAAGTATTTAACAGGACGTCAACACCAATCGCTAGAATGATTAATAAAGTTAAAGCGATTTTAAAAAACGCAACAAGAAAAGGTTCAAAGGTTATCATTGTAACTGCAAGACCTAACTTTGATAATAAAAAATTATTTCTAGATACATTTAGAAAACAAGGAATTGACATAGATAAAATCTATGTTGAAAGAGCTGGAAATCTTGGTGCAGGTCCAGCTGCAAAAAATAAAGAAATTATTTTTAAAAAGTACTTAGATCAAAAAATATACAAACGTATAAGATTATTTGATGATGCTATGTCGAACTTAAAGGTATTTTTATCATTACAAAAAGATTATCCGGATGTAAGTTTTGAAGCACTATTAGCAAAACCGAATGGCTCAGTATCAAGAGTAAGATGATAAACATAACGGAAAAAGCAAAAGACTATTTAACAGAAATGGTGTGGGCTAAAGATAAAAAGTATGCATTTCTTTCTGTTAATGGTGGTGGCTGTTCTGGATTTCAATATAAATGGGATATGTTAGATAATCCAGTAGATGGCCATTTAGTAGAAGATATCTTGTACATAGATAGAATCGCAGAAATGTTTGTCATTGGTTGTACAGTAGATTATGTTACAGAGTTTGGAGGATCTTATCTTAAGGTCATTAATCCTAACGCAGTTGCTTCTTGTGGTTGCGGAGAATCATTTTCAATCTAATTAACATGTTAATAACAAAGTTGTGTACTTTTCCTCAAAAGTAGTGTATAATAATACTTAATAATTGAGGAGTAACATATGACTACATTAAAACAACACTACATTAATTTTCAATCACAACCAACAATTCCAAATAAAATTCTTTATTTACAACAAAACCAAAAAGAATTATCACAATATAATATTAACATTCCAAACTTAATATCACACTGGAATAAACAAAAAGAATCATAATGGCATTTTACACAAACTTATATCGATACAAAAATAATATCTTCTATCGTGGTTATTCAAATAACGGCGATAGAGTTATTAAAAAAGAACAGTATAAGCCAAGATTTTATGTTACATCAAATACTAAAACAAATTTTAAAAGCTTAGATGGACAATATGTTGGACCTGTAGAGTTTAATAGTATGTACGAAGCTGGTCAATGGTTTAAAGATAATGTTGAAGTGTCAGGCAGAAGTATATACGGTAATAAAAGATTTATTACACAATACGCGATGGATAAATTTCCACAAGATATTCAATTTGATCGTAATATGATTAATGTTGGTACATTCGATATTGAAACAGATTATGATGATGGCTTTCCATATCCAGACCAAGCTGCTCATACTATATTATCAATATCATATAAGTCAAGTAAATTTTCAACATATCATGTGTGGGGTTATGGCGATTTTAAAACCGAAGACTCTCTTATAAAAGATGTTAAGTATGTTCAATGTAACAGTGAAGAAGAACTTCTTACTAAGTTTATAGAATTTTGGTCTCACCCAGATATTACACCTGATGTTATAACTGGTTGGAATACAAGATTTTTTGATATACCATATATTATTAATCGAGTTGCTAAAGTCTTAGGAATTGAATGGCTATCAAAGTTTTCTCCTTATGGGTTACAAATCCCGCCACCAAGAATGATACCGAGCCGTGGCAAAGAGAATATGGTTTATGAGATTCCTGGAATACAAACACTTGATTACATGGAATTATTTCAAAAGTTTGGTTATACATATGGTCCACAAGAATCATACGCATTGAATCATATTGCTTATGTTGTACTTGGTGAAAAGAAACTTTCATATGAAGAATCAGGCTCACTTAAAAATCTTTATAAAGATGATTATCAAAAATACATCGATTATAATATGAAAGATGTTCAGCTAGTTGACAGACTTGAAGAAAAGCTTGGACTGATTACTTTGGCTATTACTATGGCTTATAAAGGTGGTGTTAATTATCAAGATACATTTGGTGTTACAGCAATATGGGAATCGATTATTTGTAGAAAATTAAATCAACATAACATTATAACTCCTCTTACTCAACAATTCGATGATTATCAAATTCAAGATGGTAAATCTCATATTGCTGGTGGTTATGTAAAAGATCCGATCCCTAAAAAATATCAATGGGTAGTATCATTTGATTTAAATTCTCTATATCCTAATATTATTGTTCAAAACAATATGTCACCAGAAACAATAGTAGATCATATCGATGATCCTAATAAGTATGTTAGAGCTGCTAATGAAACATATTATCGTAAAGACTTTCAAGGTGTTCTTCCACAAATTATTGAAGAATATTATGATGAACGTGTATCAGTAAAGAAGATGATGTTAGCTGCTAAATCTCAAATGCAAAAAGGTTATACAGTTCAACTTGATAGAGAAATAAACACTCTTGAAAATCGTCAAATGGCTATTAAAATTCTACTTAATAGTTTGTATGGTGCACTTGCTAACAAACACTTTTTATATTTTAGACCAGCACTTGCTGAAGGTGTTACTCTTACTGGTCAAAAAGCAATTAAGTGGGCTGAACAAACTATGAATAAAGAATTAAACAAGTTACTTAAGACTGATAAAGATTATGTTATCGCAATTGACACCGATTCTTTATACGTCAACTTTGGACCACTCATAGAGAAATTTACTCCAAAGAATCCAGTTTTATTCTTAGATCAAATCTGTAAAGAACACTTCGAACCTGCTATAGAAAAAGCATATCATGAATTTTATATTATGCATAATGCATATAAAAATAGAATGGTCATGGCAAGAGAAGCAATATCAGATGTTGGTATCTGGACTGCAAAGAAAAGATATATTCTTAATGTGCATAATAATGAAGGTGTTCAATATTCAGAACCAAAACTTAAGATTATGGGTATTGAAGCAATTAAATCATCAACACCCGAAATAGTTCGTAATAAATTTAAAGAAGCATTTAAATTAATAATATCTGGTACCGAAGCTGAAACACAAAAATTTATTGCTAACTTTAAAGCAGAATTTAAAAGTTTACAACCAGAAGAAATAGCCTTTCCTCGTAGAGTTACAAACATTACAGATTGGCATGATAGAAAAACAATATTTAAAAAGAGTTGTCCAATACATGTTAGAGGTTCTCTACTACATAATTATTATCTTAAAGAAAACAAACTAAATAACAAATATGAACTTATAACAAATGGTGATAGAATTAAGTTTGTATATTTAAAATTACCAAACTCAATAAGACAAAACGTGGTATCATTTAAAGATGTATTACCAAAAGAATTAAAACTACATAACTATATTAACTATGATTTACAGTTCGAAAAAACATTTATCGAACCACTAAATTTAATACTCAACCCAATCGGCTGGAGTGCCGAAGAACAAGCAACCTTGGAGGATTTTTTCGTATGAGTACAAACTGGTTTAAAGATATGCAAGATATGCATAAGAAATATGGTGTCGACAAATGGATGAATGAAGAAAAGAAATCCGATTGGTCGAGACTAAATAAGTATATGGATTTTAGAATTAAAATGATGCAAGAAGAACTTGATGAAACAAAGCAAGCATTTAAAGATCATAATCCAGAAGAAATAGTTGATGGTATTATTGATTTATGTGTTTTTGCTATCGGCACACTTGAAGTATTTGGTGTTGATGCTAACAAAGCATGGGATCAAGTATATAAAGCTAATATGTCAAAGGAAGTTGGCATTAAAGAAGGAAGACCTAATCCACTTGGTTTACCAGATTTAGTAAAGCCTGAGGGATGGGAAGGTCCAACACATGAGGGCAATCATGGAAATATCACTGACTCTTTTTAATAGTATATTTGATAATAAGACTAAACAAAAATTAACTTTTGAAAACTTTGATAGTTTTGAAAAAGCATTATATAGTCTTTCTACTAGAGTTATAAAATCTAAAAAAGATGCACCGTTAATGACGCCTGCACAGTTTAAACCTAATACAACAAGAGCTAATGCTAATGTTACAATGTGGGCAGGCTGGTGTGCAGTTGATGTTGACGATTTTGAATTTACAGGAGATCTTGAAAGTGCTTTATCTGATCGTTTTAACAAGTATCGTTTTATTTGTTACTCTACTGCTAGCAGCTTGGAATCTTTTCCAAAGTTTAGGCTTGTCTTTCCACTTACGAAAAATATACCACATGAAAAAATACGACACTTTTGGTATGCTCTTCAAACAGAACTTGGAGACTTGGGAGATAAGCAAACCAAAGATCTTTCTCGCATGTATTATGTACCAGCAAAATATGATAATGCTTTTAATTTTATCTTTTCTCGAAGCGGTGATTTTATCAACCCTGATACTTTACTAAACAAATATCCTTATAAAGAAAAATCAAGTAATAGTTTCTTTGATAGACTACCAGAAGATATGCAAAAAGAAATTATTGAACATCGTAAGTCTAAACTTGATAACACAAATGTAAATTGGTCATCATATAAGAATTGTCCTTTCTTTCCAAAACAATTAGAAAAAGAATATCGAATGATAAGTAGCAGTGGTTGGTATCATAAGATGTATCAGATCATGGTTGCTACAGCTGGTAATGCGGTTAAAAACAAATATCCAATTACAGCTCAAGAAATTACAGCATTGTGTAGAGAACTTGATATTGAAACTGGTAATTGGTATAAATCCCGTCCATTAGAAAAAGAAGCTGATCGCGCTTTGGAATATGTATATAAAAATATTTAAATTAAATGCATTTTTTCCTTTACTTTAAGAAAAAAGTATGGTATAATAATATTATAAAATTAAAAAGGGAGTTTATTTTATGTACAAAGGTTTTCAATTCGAATTATTTCAACCATCATGGGGTGTAAATCCTGGTTTTAAGAATTTAGCTGATAAGCTAAACGAGCTCTTACCTTTACAAGGTAAAGTCCAATTTCCAAGATCTAAAAATAAAAATCTTGAATTATTTAGAAAAGCACAAAATGCTATTTACGATCTTTTTAATAATGGTCTTTGTAATAGAAGATCTGAGTTTGTAAATCTCTTTGGTTTCTCGCCATCATCTTCAAAATACTGGACTGATGTTAGTCTTAATGATATTGAAAATACAGTTGAAAAAAGATTTACACGAATTATTTTATCAGCAGCTAAAGAACAGGGAGTTCAATAATGTATTACGTTGATGCTTTCAAAAGCGATGTTATAATTGATATGAAGACTGGTATGGAAGTACGTGATAGTAGTATTAAGTCTGATGGAAAAAGATACAGATGGTTTGATGAAATGATGGTTTGTTCTTCTAGCCACATTAAAAAAGAAAATGCAATTGCTGAAATAAAAAAGCTTGAAAGTAAAGGCTATAGAGTTGAAATGGAGGAGTGTCAATAATGTTAGATTGGAATCAATTTGAAAACGAAGCTAAATACGATGCTGATGGCGAAGTAAGACACGACAATATTACTTATGTCGGTGATGTTGTTGAAACTAAATATGGTCTAAATAAGATTAAGAAGATTGAGTTAATGCCTGAACCAAGACATTACTCTAAGTGTGGAATAAATGTAAATAAAATGTTTACATCTATGCTAAACTATTGTATAATAGATCTAGATAACAACCATTTTGTATATGGAGATGAGGTAAACAATGCCAATAATTGATAGAAAAGAATCAGTTGCAGTCTTACAAGAATGTATGGACTTACAACTCAAAAAATCAAAAGACTATCAAAGCGATAGTTCCAATGTAACACAAGCAATGCATTATCGTAGAGGTGTGGATACAATCCATGATGTTATACTCGGTAAACTTATGCGTGCCACTTCATTACTTGAATCTGGTAATGATCCAAACTTTGAATCACTTGAAGATACTTACAAAGATATGATTAACTATGCATCATTTGCAGTATCATATATGCGTGGTAAAATGGATGGTCAAAGTCCTGATAGAGATATGTTTAATAAACCGAAAGTGAAAACAAATGTTGGATATTAAAACTGAACAAATAAGAAATCTATTTAAGTCTAAACTTCTTAATGAAAAGTTTTCGATAGATAAAACTGGTCAAAAAACTATTGAAGTTATTGGTGCTTCTTTTCTTGCAGATGAACCATCAATATTTGGTACACCTAATGATGACTATATCAATCATGAAATTCTTTGGTATCAATCACACAGTTGTAATATCAATGACATCTATTCAGATGAACGTGAACCACCTAAAGCTTGGCAATTAAGTG